TTTGAGCGTGCCGGTGGAGGTGGCCGCGTTGGCGATCGTAACCGTGCCGGTTGCAGCGACTCCCGCGCCGTCGTCAAGGGCGCAGACCGTCAGGTCCAGGTAGGCGTTGGCCTTGATGGCCGCCCGGCACATGAGATGCGCCATGCTGCCGTTGCCGAAGTACTCGGCAGCCTGCGCGTCACTGAAAACCTGCGTGGGGACCAGGGCCGCAACTGTCCCGGCTGCCAGGCGCTGGGCGATGATCAGCATCTTCTGCAGGTTGTTCGGCAGGGTGCGGACCGCCAGCTTGGTGTTGAACTCGAAATACTTGCCCGGCTTCCGAATCGAGCTCGGGATCTGATCGAACGAGATGTTTTTCGATGCCATTACTCGTCACCTCCTTTAGGTTTACCTCCCCCCTTTACGAAAGGGGGACCAGGGGGAATTTCCACCAGGCTGCCGTCATCCACCAGACGACGGTAATAGGCGCTGTCCGGAACTTCCACGGGGTCACCGTCTGTTATGTATTCCCTGGGGTTTTCTTCCTTCGGGCATTTCAGGCCCGGCGCTGCTTTAACGAGCATGTGAAGCCTCCTTGAACAATTATTATTCGGTCGTTTTCTTGAAAGATCTCCTGGCTACAAACCGGCTATACGTCCTATCCCTAATCCTGCCTTCACGGACCGCACGGAGGAAATTATCGTGCTGCGCCTGCATGAGAACGTGCAAAGTGCATTTCATGGCGTCCCTCTTGGCCAGGAGATCAGAAGTCAGATAACCCTTCATTGCTGCGCCAGATCGAAAACGGATGAACCACGCCGGATCGTAATCGGAGTCATGACAGAATTGGCCAAACGGGCCATGAACTGGTATCCGTCATTAGTTGGATGCACATTGGCAGTCAAACAATTACCATTGACGTAAAGACAGTTGAAATATGGACCAGGAGTTCCCGGCCCTGATGGCGATTGAAAATCCCCCGTATACCAGTTTGAATTTGCTTGCATAATTCTTGGCCACTCGACCGCCCGCCATCCGTTTGCCCGGCAATCCTCGGCGACTGAGACATTCACGATATCCTGCCAGGATTGCTGGTTGGCATATGACCACGATGTTGCTGTACTTTTGGCAGGGCCTAGCCCTAACCATGTCGGATATACCGGTTGTCCCCCACCCCACTCGGTAAATTTTGCCATGACACTGGTGATGTGGTCTGCAAGGTATCCCGCGCACGTTGTGTAAGGGGCTGCCTCACCCCGGCAGTACATGTACGGAGTAATTGTTGCCAACATCGGAGTGCCGTTATTGGCTCCAATAGCCACTCCGAAAATTTGAGGGGCGTAGTTGCTGGTCATCAGGACATCCAGTGCCAGTAGGTAGCCACCGATTTTTATGCCGCCATAGGCGGCATAGGTACCTGTGCTGTTCCACGACGGTGCCGCAGCAACAAATTTTTCCGTTGGGTATAGTGAGTGGTACTGAGATCCCGTGCCGACAGCGAGGCTGTCACCACCAATAGCCGCCAGACCTCTGTTAATCACGCTGTACTGTTTAGCAGCCGTTGGATTGCGGTGTGCTCCGATATCATTGCCTGCCCATGCGTTTCCATCAATATCGGCTGGCGGCAGATAGGCCGCCACTCCACGGCCACTGATCCAAGATGTGCTAATTGCGGAAATGCTGTAATTGCCATTTGTTATGTCAACAAAATTTGGATCTAAAAACCATGTAGTGGTGTCGAGGGGAATATAGTAGTTTCCAGACCCGGTTACCCAGAAATTATCAAAATAGGCGCTGGCCGCCCCCCCTCCGTTATCGGGGATGATGGAGGAAGAAAACACCACGTTATTCGATCGTTCCCACTTGGAAGCTTGATTGACTAAAACATCTGCCATAGCCGTAGTTTGGGTGCCATAGAACGCACCAGGGACAGTGGAATTCCCTACGAATATGGAATTATGCTCAGTGTATTTGGTGATTCCTGTGGATTCAGATGGCAGGTATATCTCTCCGGTGTTAGATCCGTTCCCCCAACTATAACCACGGGAGATATTCGCCAGGGTCAGGTCCATTTTCGCGCCGTTGGTGTTGGAGTAGTAAAGATTCCCGTAACGATCGAAAACGGATGATCGGTATGTCACATGCGGAGTGACCGCCGTGGTATTATTTCTGACCACACCCAGGCGTATGTTCTTGATCTGAGCCTGATAAATGTCGATGTTGGCTGCCCCTGACGGGATCTGGACGTTGACCAGATAATAGGGACCGGCACTTGAGGTGCCGCCAGCATCGATGGTCGTCCTGTGATTGCCCCTTTCGACAGCTTGTCCACCAATTCTCACGCTACTGGCGTTGAATAAAGTAAAAAGGGTAGACGCATTCCCTGTCGTATTCGTCAGGTCAACTGCCCAAACATAAAATTGGTTCGGGGACACTGGGGTTGGGAAATTGCCGACCAGAGTTGGAGTGACGGATGCGGGGATATCCAATACTACCCCGTATTCTGACCGGACAACAAAATCCCCGGCCCCTACTGACAAAACCGGATTGATGGTATTGTTTGTCCCACTTTTCAGAACGGCGCAACCTGTCTGAACAATGGCAGTATCTCCCCAAGCAAGGCCACCACTTTCCAGCATGTATTCCAGCGATGCGAATGGTCCTGTAGTTCCAGAGTCGGCACCGCCAGCGGCGCAGTATTTCGTCGCCCCCCACCCGTTTACAGAGAGAAGGCAAATTATCGCCAGTAAGGTAAATACAGAAATGCGCTGCATGTCTTCCCCCTTACTTCAATTCCGTCACGTAGACGTTTCCAGAGCCAGACGCCATTATGACGGCCAGATGGCTGGCCATCCCACGCCCGATAATGATCGGAATGCCGGCCGGAACATGATGATCCGAAGTGGCAGCTACCACCGTACTGTCGCCGAGTTTGTACCAAAACTCGTAGTCTGAGTTGATGAAAAGCCGGCCATCAGGCTTCTGAAAAGCCGTAGCATTCCTGGCGCTTGTCGTTGTGGCTGCAATGGTATGAGCCACCGTCGGGATGTCCCCTGATATCGCGGGCATGCTGAAAAGGGCCAGCATCAAGATTGACAGGATAAAAGCACGTTTCAACATTTCAGCCTCCAAGGGTGACCAGGTCACTCGCGTCCACCACGTCATCACCCGGCTTCAGGTAGTAATTCAGCCCCACTGTAAGCAGGTCTACGGCTTCTTCTAAATCCAGCTTCGTCATCGTGAACGAGGTGGAGAGCTCCACCAGGTACACGATCTTCCGTTCTTCATAATCCTCGGAGTCGGTCACATCCCTGAACCGGACCGGCTTCAAGGGCTCCATGTTGAGCCCCAGGTCCCGAAGCATCAGGTACAGCACCACTCCCTGAACCAGCGGATTGATCCCCTTGCGCCGTTCCTCCTCGCCCCGCTCATGCTTGAAGGTCAGGAGCACATGCACCGTCACCTTCTGCTTCCAGGTCACCTGCGTCACCTTCTCGAACGTGCCTTCAAAGATGGCCACGCTAACCGTCGGACCGGGGTAGAGCCCCTGGGCGTCCTTCTGGATCGCCGCCGCCCTGACTCCATCCAGGCGGGTGGTGATCTCCTCCAGGACCGCAGTCTCGATGTCAGTGCAGGTGGTGATCGGGGTACCCATGTCACAGGTCCCTCATGGTGTCGCGGGTGAATATCCGCGGGGGGCCGCTGATCTCCGGTCGGCCGGCGCTCTCCGGATTGGCGGCAGGCGCCGGGACCTCGCCCAGGGTAACGATTCCCTTGGCGATATTCTTCAGCAGCTCCAGGGCGTTCTTGTACCGCTCTTTGCGGGACTCGGGAATTGACTCCGCGCAGCGGCTGTACAGGTTGTAAACCGCAATATCGGCCGAGCACTTGCGGATCACGGCGGGTACCGGCGAAAAGGGCACCGTGTAGCGGGCCGCGCAGTAGCTGTCAATCTCGGCGTCGGCATCGGCAATCGCCGCCGTCACCTTGGCCTGGTCGACCGCTCCCACGTCGGAGTCATCAGTCAGGTTGATGACCGTCTGTGCCGGGATGGTGGCGGTTATGTCGGCAAGCGCACAGTAGACCATTAGTTATCCTTGCCCTTGCCTTTGCCCTTTTCCTGGGGCTCCGGATCGTCAAGCTCTTCGACGACAAGCTGAGGTTCCGCTTTCAACTGAGCCAGCTCCTTGCCGCTGAACCGGTCGTTCGGGTATTCGGCCGGTGCAGCCGGGTGGGCAATGCCGCAGCGTCTGAAGCCGTCTTTCTTGGCGGTTATACGAATCATCGATTAATCTCCTTTTGGTTGCGTGCCTGGAGGGGCGAGTCAAGTCTACCCCTCCAGATCACCATCCACTGTCAACTATGCCCCGGTCTTAACCCAGCCCGGTGCTGCCGTAGCCAAGTTGCCAGAAACCGTATCCGCCGGCTGCCCTGGCTTCCGCGCCGAACTTGAACTTCTTGCGGGTAAAGACATCGTCGGCCTGAGGATCGATCTGCTGCACGAAGACCGGTTTCTTCCTCTCCTGGTAGATGAAGGGCTTGACCGGCTTGGTGGTGTCCAGGAGAAACCAGG